GTTTGAAGACGCAATAGAACGGGCTTCATCTACCGTCACTTGAGCGTGAATGTTGGTATAAATTCCTTGAACGGCCCGCTCGCAGCGATCAGATATATCAATTATTACGTCTTCGTCTTGACCGATTACAAGTTCTGCTAGCGGGAACTCAACAAGCTGCTGCTCTCGGCCTTGGCTCTCGATGACAGCATATACATAGAAGAAATTCGGCTTGGCGAAACCTAGTAACATCTTATGATGCCCGAAAATGTTGTCGCGTTCACCCCTGACATACATCGTGTTTTCCATCGCATGGATGGACCAATTAGTTTTTGTTTGGCCGCCTGTAACGACGCCAATTTTTTCGAGCTTCTCTAGTTCAATTAGATCTATTCGATCATGTGGAGTGGCAGCTGAAAGTTCGAGAAATTCGGAGCCGATGCCCATGTCCTGTACAAATCTAGCAATCTTTGCGGATAAAATTTGTGAATGAGCCAGGTTCTCCGGTGACGGCACCAGAAACGAAAACTGATGGACGCCAAATTTTGAATCGGTGTCGAGAAAACGTAGCCTACCACCAAGGTAAACAAGGGTGGCAGCACTCATGCATTGACCAGGTAATCTCTTACGCGGCAAAATAAACTGGTCACCGGGAGCAGGATCAAGCAGATACTGACCGACAACTGTCGAAAACCAACTTTCTCGAATTGTTCGACCAATGTTCAACGCTGCTTCTACGTCTCCCCCGCCTGAGTTTATGTATACATTTGTGCGCGGAGGCACTTCTGACCTGGCCAGAAATTCGATGAAGCGTTCATCATCACCTGGCATTATTCGGCCGAATGCGTTGATGCAACGAAAGCCGCCGAAAAGCGTCTCGATTTCGGTCTGAGGCGGAGTGTATTCAAATTGCAAAGCGCAAACTCACTTGAAGTATGCTTCAGCTTCACGCCAATGCACGCGCAATCTCAGAATGCGACCTACAAAATCCGCTAAGATGAAATGTGAATTCATTTCTATGCCCCCATAGTCGTTAAGAGAAGCTGCAATATCGCTCGATAAAATTCAATCCCTCAAGTCAGAACGGGAACCATGCCCTGGCTCCACTTCACAGCCACCTACGACTTCATCCCAAAGCCTGCAGTGACCATCCGCTATCCAGCAGGTTACGTCGGGCTAGTGACCACGCCTTGCGCTAACCGCGCCATTGCCGCTGGCATAGCCGAGCGGCTTCCAACCCCTACAAAAGACGAGGCCGAAGCATGGCGAAGCGCGCAGGTGCCGGCAGCCTAAACTGCCGTTTAACGTTTCAGGTTCGGCAGGACGTAGACGATGGGTTTGGCGGTACTCGCGGTGAATGGGTTGACCAGTTCACCGTGCCGGGAAGGCTGGAACCACGTTACGGCAGCAATGTCGAAAGCGTCATGGCCGCGAGAATGCGGTCCATGCAGCCCTATAACCTGACGATCCGTGGCAGCGAACAGGCACGGCAGATTACGGCGTCGTGGCGGGCTTATGATGCTCGGGCTGGCCTCACCGGCGGAAAGCCGAACCGGGTTTTCGGAATCAAGACCGTCGTCAATCCTGACGAGCGCGGCGCTTACTTGGAAATGCTTGTTGTTGAAGGCGAGGAAACTTGATGGCGGTTAAGATTAAGGGTCTCGACCGCTTACAGATCAAGCTAGCTAAGTTCCCAGAAGTGGCTGAAAAACTCGTTAGAGCGGCGATGGAGCAAGGCGCTCAGGAAATCGTCAAGATGATGCAAAACCTGGTTCCCGTCGATGATGGTGAACTGATGGAAAGCATCGGCTGGACGTGGGGTAAAGCTCCAAAATACAGCCAGCGCATTGGCAGCGTAAAGTCGAATGACGGCAAGCTGACAATCACGATTTACGCCGGCAATTCCAAAGTGCGTTACGCGCATCTGGTCGAGTTCGGCAGCGCTCCGCACGTGAATGGCGGCATGTATCCCGGCACTTTTAATCCCGGCGCCAAGGCGCAGCCGTTTTTCTACGTTTCTTGGCGAGCCAAGCGACGTAGCGCTAGGGCCCGAGTGTCTCGCGCTATCACCAAGGCAGCCAAACAAATTGCGGCGGATCGCTAATGGACCCGGTTTTAGAGCTTCAGGGCGCGATCATTCAGCGCCTACGCAGCTATCCGGCGCTTGTCTCGCTTATTGGCCAGCGCAGCTACGATAATCCACCAACGAATGATCAAGGGCTGGTTTCCCCCTCAATTTTCCCCTACGTCAGCATCGGCGCATCAAGTGCTCAACAGGCAGACGCCGATTGCATCTATGCTGACGATGTCATTTTCCAGCTGGATGTCTGGTCGATCGAGCCCGCCAAGAAGCAGATGCGCGACGTCGCTAACGCCGTGCGGCTCGCAACACGAGGATGGGAACCAGTTCTGACGGCCAACGCCCTCGTGACATTCGAATATTCGCGAACTGACTACATCAAGGACGGCGCAATCAACCACGCGTCGATCCGCTACACGGCGATTATCGAGCAGCCTTAAGGCCTCCACGCCGATCACCCCGAAAACAATTAATGGCCGCCCTTTGGGTGGCCTTTTTAGTATGGAGGCCGCATTGGCCCAAGCTACCACGATCAAAGGCGGCAAGGTCCGCGTCAAGATCGGTAACGGCGCTACGCCGATTGTTTATACTTCGCCCTGCGGGTTCACGCAGCGATCGATTACGCTAACAAAGAACCTCAATGAAGTTTCCATTCCGGATTGTGAAAATCCTGACAAGGTGGACTGGATTGGACGTGACGCCGCATCACTTTCGATGAGTATTAGCGGTGAAGGCGTTCTGGCTTCTGAATCTGTCGAGGATTGGCTTGATGCTGGTGAAAGTATCGACTCCATTCCAGTACAGGTTGAGATAGAGTTTCCAGCCACGACATACACCTATACCGGCAAAATGCACGCCGAGAGCCTCGAAATCGGCGCCAACAACGGCGAGCGTGCCACACTTAATGTGTCGCTGCAGTCGGATGGTGAAATGGTCCGCACCTCCGCTCCGACGGCCCCATAATGAGCAGAGACGCTAAAGTTGAACTCGACTGGGCGGATGGTACTTATACCTTCCGCCTCGGATGGGGTGAATTGGAAGCGCTGCAGGAAGCCTGCGACGCTGGCCCTTGGGTTATTCTGGAGCGGCTATTCACCAAACAGTGCCGGGTTGGCGATATTGCCCACGTTATCCGGCAGGGATTGATTGGTGGAGGCTTGGAGCCGACTGCCGCCACGAAGCTTGTGCGAACCTATATCGAAAAACGCCCGCCAGCTGAGAATGTCGTCTTCGCGACAGTCATTTTGCAGGCTGGCATTCAAGGCGTGCCAGAGGAACCGGTGGGGGAGCAAACGGCGGCAAATCAGACGGAGAGCAACTTGACAGTCTCCCCAACGGAAAAGTCAGATTTGCCGCGGTCTACGGCAACGGTGCGGCGCTCGGCTTCACGCCGCAAGAGGTAAGGCGCATGTCCATGTGGCAGTTCATGGCTGCCGTTGATGGATATGTGACGGCGAACTCGACCGACGATGGCGGCTTGAGCCAGAAGGAAAAAGAAGAGCTTTGGGAGTGGGTGAACGAGGGGTAGAGACAGCAACGGGCGATGAATAGTCAGGGAGCGACTATCAACATCAAATAGGCTACAAAAATGACCAAATGCGACAATCCGGTAAGCAAAGTGGTGCGTCCGGTTCCGAAGCTTACTACGCTCATTGCTAAGGCCATAAGAATTAGAACAATGTCTCCATGTTCAAGCCCCAACGTCAAGGGACGAGATACAACGAGACTGGCTACAGCCACGGCCGGTATCGTCAAGCCGATAGTGGCGCATGCTGATCCAAGAGCAATGTTGAGGCCGCGTTGAAGCTGATTGTTTAGCGATGCCTTGATGGCCGAAATTGCCTCGGGTAGCAGTATGACTAGTGCAATCATGGCGCCGATGATCGCGTCTTTTTGTGGAACTTCGAAATAAGCCAATCCGTCTTCAACTCCAGATGCGACGAATTCGGTTAGCAACACGATTCCTATTAGTCCGCCGAATAAGAAGAGAAGGTGGGAAAGTATACTGGAATCTGTTCTGTGATTGTCATGATGTTGTGCGGTGTCGACCTGGATGAAGTCGTCTTTTTGCCCCTTGCTCTGCGCAAATAAAAAACATGCGTAGAGGAGAAATGAAAGTACGGCCACGAACATCAGCTGCACGGGCGTGAACGTTCCGGAATCGACCGATAGGGTATAGTTGGGCAAAATCATCGTTAGGCCCGTCAAGGCAATTAAGACGGACAGAAACGCGCTCGTACCTTGCGTTTTAAGTTCTTGCCTCTTGTGGCGGACGGCGCCAAGGGTAATTGCAAGCCCCACCACCCCTGTACAGACGATCATTACAGTCGAGAAGACGGATTCACGAGCTAGGGTTGGATTGTTATCGCCGTGCAACATCATTGATAAAATAATGGAGACTTCGATACATGTGACCGCCAATGTTAGGATCAATATCCCATAAGGTTCACCAACTCGATGCGCGATATACTCAGCGTGATGCAGAACCGCAAATATTGTGCAGATAACAAGCGCTGAAGCGGCAGCCTCTATTAGTACAAGAAGAATAAGATTTGTTTCTATTAAAGTAGATTTTACAAATAATAAGGCAATCGCGAGAATAAAGCTTGCTAGTGGGATGATTTTAACTGGTGAAAGGACGTCAGAACGCACGAATTTGCCCCGGTTAATTTGGGATGATTTTGGCATGCATTGATCCTATGCCGATCCAAGACGGCGAAATGGGCTAAGATATCTCGCGTTCTCTCTCGCAAAACTAAAACGTCGGTTCCTTCACGCGAGATCCAGATTTGGCGCCGTCGACTCCCGTGGCAAATCCTTCGAAATCACGACCGATAATAATGAGCGGCAACGACGCCAGTGATGCGATGCCGCCAATGATCAGTAGCGCATACGGCATCAACATACTTTGATTGTAATAGCCGCCAAATTGGACGTTCTTCGCAACGGTCGCGAGCAGATCCCAGTAGCCATACGCGGACACCAGAGGGCCGACGAATAGGAACGCGATTCCTAACCAGCCCATTCCATTAAATCTCTGTTCTATTTTCATAGGTGCCCCACCATGGCCACTGACGTAGAGACTCTTGTCGTTCAATTTTCAGCCGATTTCAAGCGTTTGGAGAACGCGATTAATCGGCAACGTGGTCAATTCACCCGCCAAATGAGCCGGATGGAAAAGTCCGCAGATGCCAGTGTGCAGCGCATAAATGCGGCGCTTGGAAACATCGGCAAGGGCACAATGCAAGACCTCGCTGCTCCCCTAACCGGCATTACTGCCGCATTGGGCACGCGCGAGTTGATGCAGTATGCGGATGCTTGGACGCAGGCTGGAAACCTCATTCGTTCGTCAGCGACGGCAGCTGGTGTTGGCGCACGTTCGCTGAATGAGTTGAAGGACGGTGCGAACGAAGCTCGGACAAGTCTCGAAGCCTATACTGACCTATATGCTCGGCTGATCAGATCGGCCTCCGCCGTAGCCAAGTCGGAAGACGAGATTGCTTTGGCAACGTCGCTTGTCTCGAAAGCCTTTAAGGCTGGCGGTGCGTCCGCACAGGAACAAGCTGCTGGCATTCTCCAGCTCGGGCAAGCTTTGGGTTCTGGCGTATTGCAGGGCGATGAACTCCGGTCGTTGCGTGAAAACGCGCCGGTCATTGCGAAGGCAATTGCTGACGAGTTTAAGACCACGATCGCAGGCTTGAAGCAGCTTGGCGCCGATGGGAAACTGACGTCCGATCGCGTGTTCAAGGCTATCCTGAATGCACAAAAGGGTATTGAGGCTCAGTTCAAGGCCACCAACGCGACCATTGCCGACGCCTTAACGCAGATTAATAACGAGTTTACCGCTTATATCGGCAATGCCGATAAGTCAGCTGGCGCGAGTAGGCAACTGGTTCAGGCGCTGCAGTATGTTGCTGACAACTTCAAAGAAATAGCCGACGTCGTCGCAGCCTTTGCGACCGTGCTGATTACCGCGTTCACGGGGCGGGCGATCGCTGGCGTAGTCGTCGGACTTGGCCAGGCCGTTGTTGCATTGGGCTCGTTCCTGACCGCACTTCGTACAGGTACGAGCGTAGTTGCCGCCTTCAGTGCATCGCTTGGGCCAATCGGCCTGTTAGCAGGTGCCGCGGCAGGTGCCGTCTATTTGCTCTATAACAACATGTCGTCTGGCGACCGTGCTGCGAAATCATTCAGCGATGCGGTCGACGAAAACAAGGTTGCGCTGGAAAATGCGGCTTCAGCTTCTCGACAGTATCAGACGGAACTGACGAAGCAGATTAGTCTGCAGCTTGAAGCAGCCAAGGCGGCGTACACGCAGGCGAGCGCAGACGCCGACGCCGCCGACGAAAGAGCCAAAACATTCTATAGAATGACGGGCTTGAAATTCGAGCCGTTTGAATATGCCGCTGAAAGCGCTGGCAATAATGCCATCGCATTAGCCGGCGCGGTCGATAAACTCGAAGTTCAGCAGAAGCGTGCCGAAAAGATCCTCGCCTCAACGCCATCGGGCTACGGTGGCGGCATCGCGACTACACCAGACGACAAGAAGAAGGGCCGCACGAAGAAGACACCCGCTGAGCGGTTCGACGGCGATATTCAACGTATCACCGACCGCACATCGGCTCTTGTCGCGGAGACTGAAGCGCAGCGTCAGATCAATCCGCTGATCAACGACTTTGGCTATGCCATGGAGAAGGCGCGCACGGAGCAGGAATTGCTCAATGCTGCGCAGAAGGCGGGTGTTGCGCTTACACCTGAGCTACGAGCGCAGATAGCGCAGACGGCGGACCAGTGGGCGCTTGCCAGTGCCGAGGCTAACAAGCTTGCCGAGGCGCAAAACCGGATCAAGGAAAGTGCCGAGGATATGGCGGCGTTCCAAAAGGACTTGGTCGGCGGGATCGCTGATGACTTCCTAAACGGCGCAAAGTCAGCGGAAATTTTCGCGAATGCACTTGGTCGAATCGCACAAAAGCTAATAGATATCGGCCTCGCGAATATCTTCGATACCGACAAGGGCGGCTTCAATTTATTCGGTGCTCTGGGTGGCATCTTCCGTAAAAACGGTGGACCGGTAAAGCGCGCAGGCGGTGGTATCGTTCGCGGTCCTGGTGGTCCCCGCGGCGACAAAATACCTGCGATGCTGAGCGACGAGGAGTTCGTCGTGAACGCAGCCGCCACTAAGCGCAACCGCGCCTTGCTGGAAGCCATCAACAGCGGTCGTGTTATCGGACTTAAGGATGGCGGCTCACCTCTGCGCGCCCCATCCATGCCGAGCCTGCGCTCATCTGCTGCGTCGCAGCAGGCCCAAGCCGGGATTGCCGACGTTCGTGTCTTTGTGGATCGCGACGGCAACTGGCAGGCCGAAGTCGAACGCATTTCACAGCGTAACTTAAAACAGGGGCTCACTGCTTTTGACAAAACGGGCGCAATGCGAACGGCACGCGATCTAAGGCAAGCCAATTCAAGGGGGCTAGCAAGGTAATGGCTGAACTTCTTCCAACTGGCCTTCGATATCAGCCGACATTCCCTCTTTTGAATCGTCCGGTCTCCATGTCTCAGTACGGGGATCGGGCGATTTCAGCGATTGAGAACGGCGATCCTTTCTGGACTTGGACGGCCAAAGTCACCGACCTGACGAATGCCAAGAGAAATTTACTTGAGGCGTTCATCGATCGGTGTCGGGGCGGTCAGGTTACGGTGCACTACACCCCAAAACACGTTTGCATCCCGCAAGCTTATTGGAGTGACGCTAATAACCCGGCAATCACTGGCACTGCGACATTGGCCGCGATCAACGGCAACACGCTCACCCTGAACGGTGCCGTGGTCGGATTGAAACTGATGAACGGCGATTTGGTGGGCTTTACTATCGGCGATTACAACTTCATCGCCCGCATCGTTGCTGATGCGACAGCAGCCAGCACGAGCGTGCAGGTGAAGATCGAGCCGTTCTTGCCGTCTTATATCACCGTCGGTGCGGCGGTTCGCTTCAAGAACCCGGTGATGAATATGCGGTTGATGCCGAAGACGTGGGAAATTGGCGATGGCAAGTTCCCCGATGCGTCGTTTCAGTTGATTGAGGTGCCGAAGTAGGCTTGCCTACCGCTGTCGACGAGCGCGAATAGCACGAACCCAGGTGTTGTTGAACATGATGGCCCCGATAACCAATGCGATGGCACCCATGGCTACCATGCCGATAGCTACGCCCTGGTCTCCGAACTGCTGATATAACCAGCCCGTTTTTTCTACTGCTTGGGCTGGATTTCCAAGGCGAAGAACACCTTGGATCAAGGCACCAAAACCGACAATCAACATGCAAACACTTCTAATCATGCCGGCCAGATATCAGCTGGGCGCGGTTCAATCCACCCTTTCGATGATTTGGCGGTAACTAATGGCCTTCCCAGCACGCCTACAGCAATTGCTCGACGAGGGCAGGGGCAAGATAGCCTCGGCCGTCAAAGTCGAATTCGGCACCGGCACTTATGGTTTTTTCTCGGGCAAAGGCAGCATCCCTTACGGCGGCCTCACGTACAACGGCAATACGCTAATCGACATCGATGAGCCTATGTATGCGCTCGGTACGGCAGCCCAGCCAGTGACGATGCGCCTGCCTGCCGCTGCTGATTTCGGACTTACGCCAGACAAGCTGAAGCTGATTGAGCAGGAAGATTACAAGAACCGTCCTGTCACGTTCTACGACTTCTATTTCGATCCAGACACGAACGCTTTCCTCCACGCCGAGCCGACCTGGTACGGCTATGTCGATACAATCGACCACCGCGAGGAAGGCGACAATGTCTGGCTGGAAGGCAATATCGAGACCGGTGCGGTCGACAACTTCCGCGAAGGCTATCGTTATGCCTCGCACGAGGATCAGCAGCTTGTTTCGTTAGGCGACATGCTTTTCGAGTACGCAGCGAGGATCAAGAATGAATTCTTCAAAATCAAATTCGGCTAGGATCTCGGGTTGGGATCGGGCGCTGGAAGATATCGCGACGGCGCACGTATCCATCACGCCAGAATGGGGCATCTCGGACTGCCTGATGACGGCGGCAGAGGCGATCGAAGCGGTTATCGGTGAAAACCCGCTCGCCGAGTTCCGGGGCAAATATAAAACCGAGGCCGGGGCCGCTCGCAAGATGCGCGCCAATGGCTGCGAGAACGTCAAGGACGTTTTTGAGAACTACCTCAAGCTTGAACCCGTCAACCGGTTCTCTGCGCGTCGTGGCGACGTCGGCGTGATGCTGATCAACGACGAATACGTCGCCGGGTTCATTTGCGGCTCTGGCTTTGCGGTCAAACAGCCCAGCGGCCTCGCGTTCTTTCCAGTGACCGAAATCGAGCAGGCCTACAGGGTCGGCAGCTAATCACCACTACAATTTGCGCCTTTGAAGGTCCGCCAACAGCGGGCCTTTTTTGTTGCGCCTATGAGGCCGCCGTATGCCATTTTTAGCGCCTATCTTCACCGCTATCGGCGGCATCGTGTCGAGCGTGGCCGCATGGGCGGCAGCCAGTCCGATCCTCGCCGGTATAGCTCAGACCGCATTCGGCATTGCACTGAAATACGCGGTCAATGCTCTATTCCCTCCCAAGACGCAGAGCCGCGCATCTGAACTGGAAACCCAGTATGGCGCAAATATCCCGCGTTCGGTTATTCTCGGCACATGTGCGACCGAAGGCCATCATATTTATCGCAATAGCTACGGTAGCGGCGGCCGCCTAATCCAAGACGTGTTCGTTCTGTCAAGCTTTCGCATCACGGCTGTACCTCGTGTTCGCTACAACGGTGAATGGCGCACGCTTATTGCGCAAGACGCTGACGGTTACTCGCTTGTACCGAATGAAGGCACGAGCGGCGACGATCACGATAACGTCCGCGTCAAGTTCTACTACGGAGCGATGGATCAGCAGGCCGAGCCGACGCTGATCAATAATGCCCGTCCTTCTGGCCGCTGGACCGCGAACCATCGCGGCGCAGGTGTTGCTTATGCCATCGTGTTTTCGGAGCTGCGCAAGAATGGCGATGGCCTGACCTCGCCCGCAAAGCTGTTGTTCGAAGTCGTTGGCGCGCCGCTCTATGATTGGCGTAAAGACACCACGATGGGCGGTGCGGGCGCGCATCGCTGGGATGACCAGAGCACCTGGGAGTATTCCGATAATCCGGTTGTGCAGATCTACAATCTGGAGCGCGGATTCTTCAACGGCATGCAGCGAATGGTCGGCAAGGCAGTTCGTGCAAGCCGCCTGCCATTGGCAGAATACACCCAGGCGGCGAACATTTGCGATGAAGGTATGCCAGACGGTTCGAAGCGGTATCGCGCCCATGCGATTGCCAAGGACGGTCCCGGCGCCAACCACGACGCCAATCTGACGCCGATCCTCGAAGCCATGTGCGGCTCGTGGGTTGAGCGTGTTGACGGCGAGTTCCCGATTGCAGGTGCTCCACAGGCCATCGTTGCAACCATCACCGACGCCGACATCAAGCGCGGTGCACCGCTTCGCTTTAGTGCGAAACGCAAGCGCACGGAACTGATCAACACGGTTGCGGCCTCCTATGTCTCACCGGATGATTTCTATGAGACGAAGGACGCGGCAACCCGCATCGATGCGGGTGCGTTAGCCGAAGATCGCGAAACGCTTGCCAGCGCCATTCCGTACGCTGCCGTCACTGACGTTAGACAGGTGGACAGGCTGGCAGACATTGCCATTCGGGGCGCTCGTTATCAGGCATCGGCCGAAATCGTCGTTCATCCGAAATTCCTCGACACGATCAAGGAAGGCCGGTGGGTTCGCTGGAATAGCGCAAAATATGGCGACCGCACGTTTCAGGTTCTGACCCGGCAGCTCGGCGGGATCAATACTGATGGCGCTCGCGACATCTCGCTGTCTTTGCAACAAATCAGCAATGGTGTGTTCGACCCAACGGCCTACGAAACCAACCCACCGAACATCATCGTTGTGCCTCCGCCGCAGTATCTGGCCGAGGTGCAGAATTTCTTCGCCATCCCGACGCTTGTTGTTGCGGATGGTCAAGGTGAACTACCCGCTGCCAGACTGATCTGGGATAGTATCGATGATATCTCGGTCGCTGGTGTCAATATTGAGTATTGGCCGGCGAACGATCCCAGCCAGGTGTTCACGCGATTTGTGACATGGGACGTGACAAACGTCCTACTGGTCGAAGGCCTGACTTCTCTCACTGATTGGTTTGTCCGAACGCGCTTGCGCGTCGACAATGGCCGATCGGTGGCCTGGTCAACAGATACGCCATTCACCACGCTCAACGCGGCTGGCAATGACAGCCCGGTTGATTGCGAGCGCCTCGACAGTGACGTGAAGGGCCTCATCAACTGGATGACGGATGACCGGCGCGAGGCACTTCGGCAGGCTCAGGAGAATGCGACCAAGACCGCTGACGGCATGCTGGCCGGTTATGCCGATAGTCGGTCACTTCGCCGCGAACTTGCCAGCACCTACGGCAAGGCGAAGGCTTCGTGGTCGGAAGACATCTATGTGGCGACCGGGCCAAACAGCGCCATCGTGCAGCAGCTGATCCAGCTCAACACCGAACTCGATGACAAGGCAGATGCAGGCATCGTCCAGCTTCTTTCAACCCGTGTTGATAATGTCGAGGGCCAATATTCAGCGGTCGCAGACGCGATCATGGACGTGAATGCATCGGTTGACGGCACGGTGGCTAACTCCGGCTGGCGCATGACGTCCACAGTTGGCGCAGGTGGAACATCGGCCAGAATATCGGCCTACGCACGCATCAATATGGGCGACACTTGGAAACAGGCGGGCTGGCTTATCAACGTCACTCCGACGGGCAGTCAGTTCATCGTAGTGTCCAACCAGTTCGCGATTGCCGATCCGAACAATAACGGCACCTTCACTTATCCGTTCGTCGTGCAGAACGGGCAGGTCTACATTCAAAATGCCCGTCTCGGAACGCTGTATTTCGACGTGCTCCAGTCCAACAACGGCAAGATGATCATGCGCGGCTATGACAACTTGGCCGATCTGCGGATATTCACATGACCCAGACATTCATTGGCTACAAACCGGGCGTCGGCCCGGTTCTGAAGTGCCTGAAATATGACACTGACGATCCGCTGACACTGGCAAACACGGCATTCGACAGGTTCTTTTTCAATTCGGAGACACAGAACCTGTCCTATGTGTTCCCGACGAACCCCTTCTTCTATCGCTCGGCAGAGCTTTCAGCCCTTCCGGCGACCTTCAACATCACAAATGATCGGGGCAACGTCGTCATTTCTGGACGGACAGGAACAGCAACCGGCTTCTACAATGTTTCGACCTTCTACAGAATAACGAATGCCTATCCGAGCATGGGTTATGTTCCGATGTCGGAGTTCAGACAAGTTGACTTGCTGACCAACCGAATTGAGTGCGGGTCTTTCCTTAGCTATTACGCCTTGGTTGGCTCGACCAATCATAACGTGGTGACGGCGCAGCAATTCTATACCGTCATGGGAAAGATGGCTGGAACGACGAGTGGGTCAACCACCTTTCCGACGGTCTACAACGGCATAATCTCTACGGGCGACCAAGGCTTTGTCGGGCTTGGGGAATGGTTCGTCTGGAAAAATCAGCTGATCTACACCGACAATAGAAATCCGAACGCCATTTATCCGAGTGTATGGGACCTGCCTGCCGACGCATCGGCTATGCGGACTTATACGTCTGCTCCGGGTCTTCTGTCGCTGGAAGCAAGTTCCAGCCGATTTGTGCTGTCCAGACCCGGCTATGATGTGAACACGGCGAATGAGTTCGGCACGATCATAAGCTCGAACAATCGTTCGCCGGCTCTCTGCGTCATGAACGGAACGGAAAACAATATCCCGGCCAATGGGTCGAGAACGATTGCAGCACCTGCTGGCGTCATTCTCTCGCAAAGGGCTGTTGTGGACGTGATGTTCCGTGTCTCCGGTCAGACGTGGCGCGTGCCTGGACTGCTGACCGATACCACGGCGGCAGGAACTTGGCGTTTGTCCTACACCGTGTCCAATAACAGCGTCACGTTCTATAATTCGGAGAAGGACGCTGTTGACCTGCGGTATGTCGTTTTCAACGTGGATGACCAGCCGACATCGACTGGCGGCAATCAGGTCATCTTTCGTGGAAACGATGGATCGCGGGATTTCGTTCAGATCAAGAAGCCCGGTACGAGTGACCCTGCCAGCCGCCCGAACGATATCCTCTTTGACAGCCGCTACCCGCAATTCCAGATCATCGCGCAGGGCTTTATTCCGATATCCAGCTTTGGTGCAACGCAACCTCCGACCTCGATAGATAAAGGCGCGAGAACGTATCGGCTGAACTTCAACAATGCCGGTTTCGTGCCCTATCTGAAATACTCAACCGTGTTTCCGAACTGCGTGACGACGCCGATCTA